GGGATAGGTTATACCTATACCCCCTCTGCCATTCTTACCCCATAGGACATAAGTTTAAGGTTTCAAATAGATTTACCACAGGGGATTTGGAGTGTATTGTCCCCTTTGATAAGTGTATTCCAATAACCAAAGAAGTAGCAGACATCATGAGGGCTGTTTAAACAATGCGTAGAGGCGATTATGTCCTATTTGATAACATTGCTTGGCAAGTGTGGCTAAAACACGCAGATGGTAGTTTTCAGATTAAATGCCTACAACCCGATCTAACATGGGTGGCTAATACGCAAGTCAAACCCGAAGATTGCACCCCTATAACCAAAGAAGTAGCAGACATTATGAGAGCCGTTTAAACGATGGGTGAATTTAGAAGTAGTATCAGGTCGGAACGCATAGACGAGATCATCATGGAGGGTAAAAGCCCTACCATAGACCCCAATGATTTCAGAATGATGATAGCCAATGATTTAAACCGCCCCTTAGAACAGGTTTGGCGGGTTAGATTCTATGATGATGGCACAGTAGCGATGTATAGTTTTGCCATGCCCCACATAGAAAAAAATTTTGGCAAGCAGGATCGTTTAAACATAGGGCAGATGCCCCAATGGACTAAAGAGAGGATCGCAGTCTTACAGATATGCGAATCAGGGGACACGATTGATGGTGTAGGTCAAAAAGTATCGGAGAATGTTTACTATGTCATTGAATAAGTATGATGATTTCGGTGAATTGGTGTGGGTTTGCCCACCAAAACGAAAACGCAAATCAAAAAAATTTACCTATGACGATCTGTTTAAACTAGTAGGTGAGGCTTTGATCTAGTCTTGTTTAAACGAGGTGCAGACCATCGCACAGCGTTTAAACAGGGGGAGGGATAAACTTTTTTTTTTAAAATTTGCTATAAAGACTTAACCTATTTTGGTTTTGCTCGGTAAATTGACCTTTTTTGTGGTATAATTGAAACAAATCTATTGAAAGTTAAAAAATGAAATACATTGGATTTTTGTTAGTGCTTGTAAGTTTATCAGCAATCAACCATGGCGGCGGTATTACATGGGGTTTGCTGTTTATGATCATTGTTGGGGCTGTAATGGTTTTCCCAAATCTACTGCAATACCTATTTGAAGGAACATCTGGTGAAAGAAAATGATTTACTTAGTGATTACTTACAATCGTTATATGGTGTTGAACCCCTATCCACAGAGGTAGAACACCAATTAGCCAAACTAATACAAGCTGGTAACGAAGATGCTTTAGAAAAGCTCGTCACCCATAACCTACGCTTTGTGGTTTATGTGGTGCGTAAGATGACTGCTTGGCATCATGGCAAAGTGCCTGTTGAAGATATGCTTGCGATGGGTAACGAAGCTCTTTTCATGGCAGCAAGGCGATGGCAACCCAAGAACAACGCTAAGTTTGCCACATTCGCAAAGTCATTCATCATCAAGGGGGTCAGGCGAGATCTTGACAACACCGCAAACCTTATACGACTGCCCATAAACATCATGGAGCAGATTAAAAAGCTCAATTACAACAGGCGTAATCTATCTCAAGTCTTGGGTCGTGAACCCAAAATTGCTGAGTTGGCTACCATTATGGGGGCGTCTGAGGCAAAGATACATCAATTGCAAAGCCACATCAGCAAAGAACCTATTTCAATAAACAACCTAAAACAAGAAAAATTCATAGAGGAGAACAACGATGATTGATTTGACACCTGAGCAGAAAAGGGCATACGATCGCTTTATAACTGCAAGGAATAAGGTGGGCATTGTAAAGCGTAGGGGTAAATGGATACCCCTAAAAGATGTATTGGCTTGTGTGGATGTAGCGGGTTTAAACCACCCCCTGTATATAGTTAATGATGATTGGCTTGAATATAAAGAGGCATTTGCTAGGTGGCTAGAGGTAGAACCGGCTGAAAGGAATGAAAGTAGGATGCGAATGAGTAGGGGTGACTATGGCACACAGGACTCATGGGAAGAAAAGCATAGCGGAGTAACAGACAGTTATTCAAAGTTAAAGGAAGATAAATGAAAAAGACGATACCGACTGATGTCTATGACAAAGAGGGCAATTTAACGCACATTGAGTTTTGTGATGGTGAGGGGGAACACATTGTTGATGTTGTGTGGGATGAAAACGATGAGCAGACCTCCGAAAACCGAGAATCTTTCCGTAAATGGGCTTATACGATATTAGAGCAGAAAGGGTACACTCTATATAACTAAAAGTTATGAATTGTCAGGGTTGTCAGGGTTGTCAGGGTCTAAGTGAACTTCATTCAGAATATTTTATATTTTAAATTTAAAAATCTTAAATAAAGTGATATAGAGGGGTACTACCCATACTACCCTGACAATTTTTAGACTAAGTGCTTGATTTTATTGGGTCAGACAAAACGAAAAAATGGAAAAATGAACAAAAATCAAACCCTGACAACCCTGACAACCCTGACAATTTATTTCACATTGTGAAACGACAAAACCGCCATTTTTGCATTAGTATATACATATGAAAATTATGAACACAAAACCACACACACTACCAGTCGAATTTGACAACATACCCATGGAATTGAAGATGATCCCAAGGTGGGTTTTATGGCGATATGTAGAGATTGGCGATGAAACCACTAAAAGGTGGTCTAAACTGCCAACCCAGCCATCAGGACAATCAGCCTCATCTACCAACCCAAACACATGGGCAGACTTCCTAACAGTCCAAAACGCATACATCAACCAGCCTAACCGCTTTGATGGTGTCGGGTTCGTATTTAGCGGGGAAGATTCATTGGTGGGCATTGATTTAGATGATTGCTATGATGCCAACACCCAAAGTTTCACAGATGCTGCACTGCAGCAAATTGCTACATCTGTTCAGGGTTATATGGAAGTCAGCCCATCCGGCACAGGGGTAAAGATATTTACAAGGGCAGACACCCATAATTCCCATGTCGACCACGATAAAGGCTTTGAGTTTTACCCAAAAGGCAGGTATTTTACTGTCACAGGGCATCACATCTCAGGCACAGTCCCAACCGACCTACAAGACCTAAGTGACGTTATTCCCGATCGGGAAATTCGTAGGACAGGCGATGCCTTTGCAGACTACACCCCACCAGTTGAGGGATATGACTTGCACAGGGTAGAAACCGAAGTCTTAGCTAACCTAGACCCATCGGAAGGGTACACAAACTGGCTCAATGTGGGCTTTGCTCTACATCATCAGTTCTCAGGCGATATGGAGGCTTTGGAGTTGTGGGATAGGTGGTCATATGGTGATGGCTCAGTGCCAAACTACACACCCAACGCTTGTGATAAGAAGTGGGCAACCTTTAAAGGCTCAGGGGCAACCTTGCGTTCGCTTCTGTTCAAGATCAACCAAGTTGAAAGGCAACAAGCCCTAGCTAGAGGCGAGATCATACTTGACAACGGGGCGATGAACCATGCCCGTACCTTTCTTGACAACCACTTTGTTAGCGAAGAAGGCTACAAGCTAGTCCACTACTCAGATGATTTCTATGCGTATGTGGGTACTCACTACGAGGTTATCGAAGAGGCAACCATTCGATCAGAGTCATACAAGTTCTTAGACAAGTGCAAGAAAGCAGGTAAGAAGGGTGAGTTAGTGCCATTCAACCCCGCTCCAGCTAGTGTGTCTGGTGCGTTAGATGCGGTTAAGTCCATTGTGCATTTACCTAATCATGCAAACACTCGACCACCAATATGGTTTGATTCATACAAGCAGAACAAACCAGATGCTTCTAAGCTAATCAGTTTGAAGAATGGATTGTTTCACCTGGAAGACCAAGTGATGATTCCGCACTCCCTCGGATTCTACACACAGAACTCGTTACCATTTGAATACAACCCTAACGCTACTTGCCCGACATGGATTGCGTTTCTATCATCTGTGTGGCCGGAAGACCAAGAATCACAAGATGCACTACAAGAGATGTTTGGTTACATCCTAAGTGGTGATACTCGCCAGCAGAAGTTCTTTAACATTATTGGACCCCGCCGGTCAGGTAAAGGCACGATCAACAAAGTGTTAGTCAGCTTACTTGGACAACACAACACAGTAGCACCCGAACTAGGAGAACTTTGTGATACCTTTGGTTTACAGCCTTGGCTGGGTAAGTTGCTCGCTTCTTTTACTGATGCCAGAGCGCCTGAGCGAAACAGATCTTCTGTTGTTTCTCAGCTTCTCCGTATCGTGGGTGGCGATACCATTACTGTTAACAGGAAGAACAAAGAGGCTTGGAATGGTTATCTGCCCACTCGCATTGTTATTTACTCTAACGAGGTATTACAGCTAACAGAGAACTCTAACGCGTTAACTGGTCGTATGATTGTGTTGAAGATGACTAAATCGTTCTGGAGCAAAGAAGATACAGACTTGTCACACAAGTTGGAACAAGAACTCAGTGGCATTTTTAACTGGGCGATGCTTGGACTACAACGCAGACTAGAGCGTGGTGGTTACTTCTTACAACCAGAAAGCGGTAAAGACTTGCTTGAAGTTATGGCAGAGTTGGGCAACCCACTTGGTGCGTTTGTTGATGAGGCTCTTGAGTTTGATCCAACAGGCACAGTTGGCAAAGACGAAGTGTTTGCTTGTTTCAAACATTGGGCAATTAAGAAGAACATGCCCTTTGGTACAGAGCAATCGTTTAAACGTCGTTTCCTTGCATCAACCCAAGAACACATGGTAGAATCTGATCTACTAAGAACCAATGGTCAGCGTAAGCACATCTATCGTGGTGTCAAGCTCAACGAAAAGGCACAGAAGTATGTTAACGAGAATGTGATTGACGAAGAAGGTGTGTTTTGAAGAAGTTTAACTTTCCTCGCACCATCAAGCGTAAGTTGTTTAGTATTATTTTTGGTGGTGTGGGTAAGCGTCGTTTTATTACAGATTACAAACCAAAACCGAAACCAAAGAAACGTAAGTTTAAAATTCAATGGTTACGTCGATGCCACCAAGGCGGTCGTAACAGGGTGTATGGAACCATAACAGCATTAAAGATTCGCAAAGCGTTTGGCAGACGTAAATCAGTGCCACAATTTAGGAGATAGAATGAAAGAACCCAAATTACTAGCCAACCGGATCATTACACCAGACGGCACCATGTTGCAGTCGCACCACGTACATCACTACAATACTCATGTTGATGCAAATGGATTAGAGTATATGGTAGACGGCGGATTAGAATATCGTCGACGTAACGTGCATGATGATGCGCCCTACACAGAAGCTAGTGTGTATGACACAGACCCGCATGAGGTAATCAGGGATGCTTTTTATTGGGGAACGTATGGCAAGTACGGAGATAAGCCATTGCGCCGAGTAAAGTTATCTGAAATGAGCAACAACCACATCGAGGCTATACTGGTAACACAACATCATATGGGCGAACAAATTCGCAAAGTGTTTGAAGATGAACAACAATACCGACTTGATAACAATATTATTTTAAAGGATTGATAATGAGTGAATACACACCAGACCGCTGGACTATTGTTAGGATCACGTCAAAAGAACACCCACAGATTGATAAGCTGGTAGGCTCTTGGTTTGGTGGATACGGTGGCAGCGATTCATGGCGCATGAACAGTGGCATTGTAAAAATTGAAGAGCATGATAAACACTACGACGTTTATGGTTACTCAGGCAGTGTGTATACATGCTACAAAGGCTCAGAGGGGTGGAGTTCTTACACCGGCAGAGTAATAGAAAACATGGCTACTCAGTTAGAAGAAAGTGGGTTAGGCATGATGCGAGTGATAAGTATTCAAGAATTTTTACAAAAAGGTGAGATAAGCTACAGCACTAACTGGATGGGTGTTGCTAACAAGGATTGGTATAAAAACAACGGGCTTACTCGTAGAGTAACCAAGGTATTAGAAGAAGATAGTGAGCTAACAGGTAGGAAGAAAGGTGATGTGTTTGAGTACGATGAGATCACTGAAGAGTATTCTTGTGGTCGTATTGATGTTCGAGGCACTGGAACACCATATGGAGAAGAACTTGGCGTAGACCCAATGAGAGCAGAGGATTGGGCTACATTTGGTAATTGGCTTAGCACGGTAAGAACAGACGATGTTTGGACACTTGAGCAATTAGTTGAGATGTATGAAAGAACCAATCCTAAAATAAGATGGTGGGAAGATAAAAAATGACCAAAAGAAAACCAAAGACAGTAGAGTTTGAAGACGGCTGGGCAGATGAACTTAATTTGACTCAGGAAGAATACGATGCCTTAGTAGACGGTATCAGACAATTAGTAGCAACAGGAGAAATACTTGAAAACGCAACCCCAGTTGACGAATTACCGCTTGAAGAGCAACAAGAGATACTTGAATCGATCAACCGCAAAAACAACAGGCACTAAACTTCCATACTACATTGCGGATACAGGACATTTTGGTATCCCAATCAGCGTATGTTTTAGTGACTCGTCGTTCCAACAAGCGGTCAGAGATTCTAGAATTACAACCCGCCACAATGCCTTAGACATAGGTCTGGCAGAGTCGCATTTTATTGAACAAGAGGGAACACAAAATGCCATGCTGGCGATTGTGTTTAATTACGAAGAGATGGCGAAGACTGATGCCTTAGAACGCATGGGTGTGATATACCATGAGGTAAGCCACACAGTAACACACGTGTTTGAGTTTATTGGTGAAGATGATTCTAAGATTGGTGACGAGTCACGTTCTTATTTAGGCGAACACATTTTTAAGCAAGTGTTTAGCATTTACGCAACGGAGGAAGATAAGCGTGAACGTATTGGAAAAAGAGATCGAGAAGCATTTAAACAACTTGGTAAAGAAATCAAAGGGGATAAGTTACAAATGGATCAGCACCGTAACAGGAGTCCCGGATCGGATAGTATTTCTACAAAATCAGGTATTTTTTGTGGAGCTGAAGACAGCGACAGGAAAACTGAGTCCTAGACAAACCATAGTGTTTGACGATTTGGGTGAACAGGGTTTTCCTGTTCATGTACTACACAGCAAAGAAGATGTAGAAGATTTTATCAGGAGCGCACTTGGGCAATAGTCACGACTATAAAAGAACCACTTGGGGAAGAGCCAAGGTTCTTTTAAACAATGCAAGAAAGCGCTGCCGAGATAAAAACGTTAGCATAAGTTTGTCAACGGAATGGATACAAAGTCATCTAGAGAAAGGAACATGCCAGATAACCGGCATACCTTTTAGTTTTGAACCACCCCCAAAAGGATTGACACGCAGACCAGATGCACCCTCGTTAGATAGAATAAACAAAAACGAACACTATACAGAAGATAATTCCAGAGTTATACTGTGGGCTGTAAATTGTGCATTATCGGAATACGGAACAGAAGGTATGTTGCCAATTTTAAAGGCAATGATTAAGGGAATAGAAGATGCTCAAGCGAAGTCAACTACATCAATACCAACAGCAGATTATATCCAAGGCGCAGTCGGTGCCGAACTTGGGTCTATTTCTACCCCCTGGACTTGGGAAGACAGCGACAACGCTCACCATCATTGCGGAGCAGATGCAAGGAAAGACCTTGATAGTAGCACCCAAGCGAGTAGCGGAAACAGTGTGGGATGCGGAGATAGCAAAGTGGGAGCATCTATGTCACTTGAGAGTGAGCAAGATAATTGGTACCTCAACCCAACGTATGGCTGGATTAACCGCTGAGGCAGACGTATACTTAATAAACCTTGAGAACCTTGTGTGGCTTACAGAAGTCCAACCCAAGTTAGTGTTCACTAACTTAGTGTTAGATGAGTCCTCCAGATTTAAGGATCCAAGCACCAAACGTTTTAAGGCTATTAGGAAGCATTTAAAGGGGTTCTCACGACGTATTATCCTCACTGGTACACCCACCCCTCAGGGCATGGCAGATCTCTGGTCACAGGTGGGTATATTAGACTTAGGGGCACGTCTTGAAACTAGCCTCACAGCATTTAGAGCCAAGTACCTCAGACCAAGTCAGGTAAACAGGCATACACACGTAGTATATAAATGGGAGTTACAAAAAGATGCAGATCAGGCAATTAAAGATAAAATTTCGGATATTTGTTTTAGTCTTAAAGCTGAGGATTATCTTCAGTTACCTAGTTGTACGTCGCTTTATCACAAGATTGAAATAGATAAAGATATAAGGAAAAAATATGAGCAACTTAAAAAAGATATGGTCGCTGAAATCAACAAAGAAAAAATCACAGCTCCAACAGCAGCGGCATTGGCGAACAAGTTGCTCCAATTCACATCGGGCGCCGTTTATTCAGAAGATGGAGAAGCGCATGAAGTGCACCGTTCTAAACTGGAATATCTTGAGTCGATCATGGAGGAATCCTCCTCCCCTACGCTCGTCTTCTATCACTTCAAGCACAGTTTGCAAAGGCTTCGGATCACTTTCCCGGACGCCGTGGTCATGGACGATGACAACATTGCAGCGTGGCGTCGTGGCGAGATTCGTATGTTACTCGCACACCCACAATCAGGGGGCATCGGGATTAATCTCCAGTGCAACGTTGGAGAAACAGCACAAACCGTATGGTATGACTTACCGTGGAGCTCAGAGAACTACATCCAAGCCAATGCCCGCATTTACCGCCAAGGGCAAGAAAAACCGGTTATCATACACCACTTAACAATGTATAATAGTATTGATGAACAAGTAGTAAAAGTATTGTCTGGTAAAATAAACTTACAAGAAGCCTTATTAGAATCACTTAACATGGAACAACTAAAATGAATGACTTACAAAAAGTAGAATTAATGAACCATATAATTGCTTTAGCAAGACCTGTGTCTGCTGAACAATTAAAAATTACAACCCTTGACGTTGAAATGAAAGACACAAATTTAGATAGTTTGGACTTTCTTATGATGGGGGTTTATCTCGGGGACGTTTATGGTTTGTCTGACGAAGATTTAAAAAATATGCAACCTAAACCGCCGGAAGAAGGTGAGGAGCCGCAGTCTTTTACTATGCGTGACATATTTAATTATGTTGAAAAACATGCTACAAAAACACCTGCTACGTTAGAAGAAGCTATTGCGAGTATTGAATGATACATTTAACATCATATAGAACAGAATGCACCCATGACAATGAATTACTGGATGACATCGCATACCCGCAGCGGGTACATTGGTTTCCTGAGTTATACAGTCGTGTAAAAAAGGGATTAACTTACGTACCCCACAAACTTGCAGAACGTGTTATGCCCCTTGATTTACTGGAACAGTTACGTGAAACTCCATGCAAAACAGCATTTATATTTGCATCTGGTAACTCATCACTAGCTGGTCTTTACAATCCTGGCCCTAAAGTTCCTAGTCGGTTAACTTACGGTTACAAGTTTTTACCATTTACTCAAACTCAAGTTTACGCTGGTCGTATGGCCCAATCCTGTGGCGCAACTGATTTGGTTATGACTGATGCCAGCGCCTGTGCTTCAAGTTTAAAAGCGTTAACGGATGTATATCAATTAATAACATACCAAAACTTTGATAGGGTTATTGTGTTGTCTGTTGAAGATGTAATTAGTGATAAAGTATTAGATTTTTTTGGTGAGACAAAAGCAAGCCTTACCGCAGAGGAAGAAGAAGCAACTGGAATAAAACCGTCTGCTTTTGACAAACATAATTATGGTTTTTATTTAGGACAAGGGGCTGTGTTTGCGGTGTTTGAATCTGATCGTGTGGCAAAAAATAGCCATGCTCGTTTAATAGGGGCGGGCATAGCTAGTGAAGTTAGCACAAATTGCATCGGGCAACGTGAAGATGGTCAAGGGTTTGTACGTGCAGCAGAAAATGCTTTTAAAATAGCCAACATTGGATCAGAGGAGATACAAATTGTTAAAACGCATGGCACAGGCACTAAGTCAAATAACTTGGCTGAAAAAGCCGCTTTACAGACGTTGTTACATACGCCGTTTATTGCGACGTCCTTCAAACAACGAATAGGACACACTATGGGAGCATCAGGTTTATTAGAAACTTGCTTGTTATTAGACAGCTTACAATCTGGCATAGTGCCATCTATTCCTAACAAAACTGAGCATGACCCCGTGTTTATTTCAGAACCCCAGATAATGAAACGCTCACCAAAGATTTTAAGTTTGGCGGCAGGCATGGGCAATATTTACGCAGCAGCAATTTTTGACACAAGAGTATGAATAAAATAAAAGCCACAACTCCAAGATTATCTGACGAAGATCCAGATCCACTAGAGCAAGACGATGTGGAAGGTACATCTACACAACTCATTGAGGGTTGGTTTCCTTGGGATCCCGAAGATATTATAGACATTCGGTATCTTATAGAACAACACATGCCGCCTAAACCACAAGAAGTTTTATTGGCGTTTCTTAACGGTTTAAGTTATAATGATATCAATGTGACTGAAAAACACTGGCGGTACCATTTTGAAAAAGGCATTGAGTTTATTAAAAAGGAACTTAAACTATGAGCCATTTTATTGTAGAGCATAAGTACAATGGTGAGTACATCATGGAAACAATCATGGGTGTGGAAGACATAGACATGAGTATGTACAAACACTTGTTAGGGCTTTGGGTGTGTGATAGCGTTGATGAAGTAAAAATTATGGAAAAACAAATTAAGGAGTTGAGGTATGCAAGATCCGGTAAATAGTCCTAAACATTACACCAGCCATGCTTCCGGAGTTGATTGCATTCAAATTACAGAACACATGGGTTTTAATTTAGGTAACGCATTGAAGTATATTTGGCGATGTGATTTAAAAAAAGATGCAGTGGAAGATTTACGAAAAGCTCGTTGGTATATTGATCGTGAAATTGCTAAACGAATTAAAACGGAGTGCGGAAAATGATTTTAGAATTAGATGATGACTTCACAGATGAAATTACTGTAGTTAATCTAGCACAAAGTTATGCTAGTATTTCAGACATGATGAAAAATGGTAAGGGCTGGCATGAAGATGACATAGCTGCTTGGAAAGAACTATTACCGGCACTTAAGTTAGTTGGTGGCTGGTATAGCACCGATTTTAATAAAGAAATTAAAAAGGCAAAAAAGAAAAAATGAAACAATATACATACTGTGATTTAGAAGACTACATCTACAAAGTATGGCAAACGGCAGACGACATTGATACGTTGTTTAAGTACCACGGCGATGCAGAAAAAGAAATGACAGAAGACGAGGTAGCAAATGCGTTACTTGGTTTAAAGTCTTTGCATGATATGCGTTGTTGGCAGTTAATGGATATGATGTGCCGGGTATTTGAATTAAATCAGTATTGCACTGATCCACAGAAATTAGCGGCAAGAGAATTAGCCGTTGGTGACATAGAAGCATATTTTAATCCAGATTTTCCAGTAAAAAAGAAAGGCAAGAAAAAATGAGTGAATCAACTTTTCCATCAGTAGAAGACTTTGCAGTAACTTTTGAAATGACAGTAAAAGAAGTAAACATACTGTTAAATGTTTTGAATGCACCAAACCAAACGCCAACCACAACATTTGTTGCGTTTATTAACAAGATAGAACAGCAAGCTGGACCGCAAGTGTTAAAAGCAAAAGAAAGTTTAGCTGCTGTAGCAAAGGCACAAGATGAATCTAAAACAACTGCTTAAACACGCTGGTATCAGCAACAACATCATCAAGGAGGTCGAAAAAAAGACCGCCAAAACTAACGCCCAGATGGAGCAAGAGCACCAAGAAAAGGCGTTGGCAATGACCAAGATGATTTTGAATGATGCCCTAAAGTACAGAAAAGAGCATGGCGACAATACTCCTCCATCTGCTCCAAAAAAGACCATAATCATCCCAGATTAAGGGCGGATTTCTAGTCTTTTTTGCATTAGTAGATATAGGAGCTCGTCGTGAGACGCCTTCTGCAGGTGACTTAAAACGCCACCTTGCCTTTAGACTGGGGACGCTCGGTCGGACAGCCCGGAAAGACGGGCACTTTTCTACACACAACACACAGGAGATTTACATGAACCCATTTGAACTACGCTTTTCTATTTTTAACACAGCCAAAGACCTTTTGGTTAAGCAACACGAAGCCAATTTAGCTGCCTGGGAAGTACTTAACAAGACAACTAAAGAAGCTGAAGAACTAGCTCCAAAGTTCCCTACAACAGAAGAAATCATTGATAAAGCAATTGAGATCAATACCTTTATCAGTGGCAACACAACAAAAGAATTAGCCAACATTGCCAAGCGCATGTCTGGCGTTTCAGTAATATTTTAAGTAACAACACCCCGCATGCTTGTGCTCATGGACAAAATAAGTCCTACGACCGCAGCGCACCCAGTGGGGTTTTTCCCAGTAAAATTTAAAAAACAAGTTTTACTGGGAAAACCTAATTAAATTAAGGACAACCATGGCAACTAAACCTGGCTTATACGCAAACATCCACGCTAAACAAGAACGCATTAAGGCGGGCTCTGGCGAGAAGATGCGCAAGCCAGGCGCCAAGGGCTCCCCTACAGCAAAAGCGTTTAAACAATCAGCAAAGACTGCGAAAAAATAATGGACGACTTTAAAAAACTACCTAAAATGAAAGCCGGCGGTAATGTATCGTTAGCCGTAGGTCGTGGCGAAAAGCTACCTGTGTCTCAGGGTGCTGGGCTAACAGCCAAGGGTCGTGCCAAGTATAACCGTGAAACCGGTTCCAATTTAAAAGCCCCGCAACCAGAAGGCGGAGCTCGTAAAAACTCATTCTGTGCAAGAATGTCAGGCATGCCAGGTCCTATGAAGGACGAGAATGGCAAACCAACCCGCAAAGCAGCAAGTCTAAAAAGGTGGAAGTGTGGCAGCTAAAAAAGCCCCGGCTAACAAAAAAGCGTTTACTCAGGAAATGGCTCAGACCGTTTTAGATCTGGGTAAGCAAGGCGCATCCCAAAAAGCAATGTTTGCTGCTATCAATATTAGCAAAAACACTGCAGCAAGATGGAAAAAAGAAGACGAA